GTACGACCTTGCTGTAAAGGCCGTCAATGACCGACTAGTAGAAACAATAGCCAACATTGTTCAGCAAGCCGAGGACCTAAAGCTAACCTTTACGGACCTACTATCTGCTTTCGATGTTTTGCCAACTATCGCTATAGAGATGGGCAGCTTTGAAAAGGCTGTCGTATCTCAGCTAGAGAACATAGAGCGGTCACTACAGTCAGCATTCCGTAATGGAGACTTGTTCGAGGCAGGCTACAACCAGCTTCGTAAGTTTGCTCAGCAAGAGCTACAGGTGTTACAAGCCATTCAGCGTCAGCGTGACGACATGGCGGAGCGCTACTCGTTATCAAAAGCTCTTATAAGCGAGTACGAGACAGCTCTAACTGGGGCATTGAACTTAACCTCTCTATTCAACGCGCTAAAGGACGAGACAGAGACTCGCACCATCACAGAGGTCACCAGAGGCGTTGTGAGCCTCGCTGGAAGCCTAAAGGAGTTCAACGTTGTAGTTACTCGCGATTACGAAGAAACCATCCAGAAGGTGCAGGACAAGACCGCAGGACTTCTTGACGGCTTCAAGAACATGGCTACAAAAGCAAGAGACTTTGCTGCCAACCTGCGAACACTCCGCGACATGGGGCTTGACCCGCAGCTATTCAATCAGCTAGTACAGGCTGGTGTTGAAGCAGGTGGGCAAACAGCTCAGGCGCTTGTAGATGGTGGCTCTGAGACCGTCGGTGAGATAAGCGGAATCTTTGCTGAGATAAACCAGCTCGGTGCAGACCTTGGCGAAGAAGTAGCCGCCACACTGTACGGCACTGGCATTGACTTGGTTGACGGTCTTATTGAAGGCATTATGTCCGAGCAGGAAAGGCTAGAAGCCGCAGCTTACGCAATGGCAGAAGCTTTCAACACTGCTTTTCAGGCAACACTAAGCACTGAGATAGGTAAAGTTACTTCTTCACGCGTGGCTGATGCAACACAGGCAGCCGCAGATGAGATTGCCAAAATACCCGTGCCAGATATGCCAAGAGTCAATCCTGCGCTTGAAGAACTTGACAAACTTATTGCTGGTGCCAACAAAGCTCTAGGCGGCAAGCTATCTAGCGTATTTAGAGAAGGTGTTACAGGAAAGCTTGGCGCATTTGAGGCTCTAAGGAAAGACATCGAGAGCGGTTCGGTCAGTGACCTTGGCGGGTTGACAAAGAACCTGACTAGCGCGGACGTTGAATCTATTGCAAGAGGCACTGGCGGTCAAAACGTAAACAACTACTACACCATAGTTTCGCCACCTTCTACAAGCCGTGTAGACAGCTACGCACAAGGTCAGGCAACAGAGTCAGGCATCATTGCCTTCAAGTCTGCAAACAGCGTGCTAACAACAACACCTATAGGCGGATAGCATGACAGCGGCAGCCCCAAAGGTAGAAGTTGGCTTTGACCTTACTGAGAGTTCCATTGGTCCGTTTCTCAGGCTAAACGACCCAGTGGCAGGAAAGCTAAATAGTCCTGACTACCGACTTGGCGGAACTATCTTCTACGACATTACTGACAGAGTGCGCGACATCACAATCTCTCGCGGTAAGCCAAGGCGCTTTGCTGCTTTCCCGGCTGCTGTTGCTAATGTATCTTTCAATAATCACGACAGAGCATTTGACCCGCTCTACATAGACTCTCCGTTCTACGGCAACATAATACCTAGACGAGAAATCCGCATCTCCATTGGCGGCGAGCTTGCGTTCAGTGGTTGGGTAAGTGACTGGAACCTCACTTACACGCCAGACGGCAACTCACTTGCAGACGCTACATCACTTGATGCAACAACAATACTTGCCCAGCAAACACTAGGTGCCTCCACACCGTCCGTAGAAGCCACTGGCAGCCGCATAGCCGCTACTTTAGACGCGCTTGGGTGGTCTGCGTCACTTAGGTCCTTAGACGACGGCACAGTGGACTGTGGCGCTCAAGCGATATCAGACGGAACTGGTGGGCTTAGCTACTTGCAGACTGTTTCCGCAACTGAGGGCGGACTCCTATTTGTAGGAAAAGACGGTCACGTTACTTTCCGCAATCGCAAGCAGTTCCCAAGCTCAGCTACGCTAGTGGTTTTTGACCAAGGCGACAACATTCCGTACAGCTCTATAGGAATTGTCTACGGCTCCGAGCTTTTGTTCAATCAAGTTGCTATTGCAAACGTAGACGGTGCAACCGTAGTGACAACTGACCAAGCCTCCATAGGCACCTACGGAGCTAGGGAATACTCGCAGACAGACTTGCTGGGAGCAACTGACCAGCAATCTATAGACCTTTCAGTGCATTACGCAGACATCTACTCACAGCCTGAGTACCGCGTAGAGTCACTAAACATAAAGATAAACGACCTCTCATCGGAAAAGCAAGCAGAGCTGTTTGGCTTAGAGATAGGCAGCGTTTGCAAGGTGGACTTCACGCCTAACGGTATTGGCGACGCGATTGAAAAGTTTGTTCAGGTAATCAAAATAGAACACGCAAAGACACCACAGTTTCATGACATGACGTTATCTTTCCAAGAAGTCAAGTACCTAGGGCTTATCTTGGACGATGCAGTGTTTGGTAAGCTAGACACAGCGAACTTAGGTTAGGGAAAACATGGCAGGATTAGGCAGAAAAGTATTCGCGGCTAATGAGGTTCTTACCGCAGCCGATGTAAACGGCTATCTAATGGACCAATCGGTAATGGTCTTTGCCGACGCAACAGCACGAACAGCCGCTATTGCAGCCCCTTCAGAGGGTATGCCGAGCTATCTAATTGACACAAGCTCTTTTGAGATTTACGACGGTTCTGCTTGGGCAGGTGGCGGAGACATAACTTCGGTAGTAGCCGGAACAGCGCTAACAGGTGGCGGCACAGGTGGCGATGTAACTCTAAACGTTGACCTATCGGCTGTTACAATTCCAGTTTCGCAAGTGACAGGACTGCAAACTGACCTAGATGCCAAAGCCGACCTGCTCGCAAGCTTTATCACAGACGCAACCACTGCACGAACACTTACTACGGCAGCAGACGAAGGCAAAACAATTCAGTTCACTTCTGCTTCGGCAACTGTTCTAACCGTCAACGCAAGCTCTGACTTCACAGTGGGCGCAAGGGTGGACATAATCGCAGACGGCGCAGGTGAGCTAACAGTGACCGCAAGCGGTGCAACAATCAAGGCGGCAGAAGTTTCAACAACTTCTGGAAGCTTTACAATCGGCGCTCAGTATTCAGCCGCAACACTTCTTTGTGTGGCAACAGATGAATACCGACTAATCGGGAATGTGGCGGCAGTCTAATGAGCTTTATGTTATTAGGAATACTCAACTCCCAAGCTTCTGATGGTGGCTTAGCTAATTCTTATGACCATATCCAAACAGTAAAATTGTCAACTACAACCAATAGCGTTACTTTTTCAGGCATAGGCGCACTAACGGATTACACTCATTTACAGTTTAGAATTGTGAGCCATGCAAGCAATTCAGGCTCGGGAGCCGCAGCCTATCATGGGATGTATTTTAATGGAGATGCCTCAACAAATAAAACAATTCACACAATGCAAACCTTTAATGGCAACCCAGATGTATTCAACGTTAATAACCAAAACAGAATTAAGGTTGGTGTGATGCCAAGTACTTTTGGGTCGCAAAACAACCTAATGTTTGCGCCAACCATTGTTGACATAAATGACTTTGCATCCACTAACAAAAATAAAACTGTTAGATTTATGAGCGCCTTAGACTCCTACACGCAGGACATGCTTTGGTTTGGCGGCGGGGCATGGTACTCTACGGCAGCAATTACTTCAGTTACTTTTGACGTTGTAGATTCCAGCAACTATGTTGCAGAAAGCAGGTTTAGTTTGTATGGAATAAAGGCGGTATAAAATGACAACCCCAACTTATGACCTAATCAGCAGCACCGTGTTGACTACAAACTCAAGCTCATTTGACTTCCAAAGCCTTCCAAGCTCATCAAGCTATAAAGATTTAGTTTTAGTCGGTAGTTTTAAAATGGATGCTTCAAATAGAAATCTTGCCCTAAAGATAAATAACAGCACTTCTAGTATCTACAACAGATTCTATGTTTCAGGTACTGGCTCACAAGTTGACAGCTTGGCTAATTCGGGTATTAACGGCTTTTCATTTAATTCTTCTAGCACAGGGACGATAAACATCGTTGCAAACTTTTTAGACTATTCAGAAACTGGCGAGTATAAAACTATGATTGCTAGGTTTAATGACGGGTCTAAAGAAGTAGGCTTTTGGAGCTTGCGCTTTGATGATACAAGTAGAATTTCAAGACTTGAGTTTTTCTCAAATAATGGAAGCTTCCTTGCGGGTTCAAGTTTTCAAATTTATGGAATAGTAGGTTAGCAAATGACGATGAGCTTAGTTAGCACTGTAGAAATTTCAAGTGGCGGGGTATCCTCGATTCAGTTCAGTTCAATTCCTCAAACTGGATTAGATTTACTAATTGTCTGTTCATTGCGCTCAACCCGTTCAAGCAGTGCTTCGCAGCTTAGTATTAGCACAAACGGAGCTGGTGGAACAGGCAGCGCGAAAACTTACAGAAATCAAAACAATGGCGATTCTACTTCAAACATTTTTATTGTTTTTTTCCCAGCAGCATCTTCTACTAGTAACACATTTGGAAGCGCCTCTTTTTATCTAACAGACTATCAAAGCAGTAATACAAAAGCTCTTTCTGTTGAATATGTTCAAGAAAATAACACCTCAAGTACTAATCAAGAAACAGGTATTGTTGCCGCTAACAATAACGCAAATGCAGCAATTACCAGCTTTGCAATCAACGACTTGGCGGGTAACTTTGCTCAATACTCAACAGCCTCCCTTTACATAATCAGTTAGGAAAACAAAATGTCAGAAAGCCCAGTAAAAATAGTAGTTGACCTAAGCAAGCCAAAGGGTCAGCGAGAGTCAATCATTGAGCTAACTCAGTCAGAGATAGACGAACGCGAAGTTATGGCAACCGAAGCCGAAGCGCAACGCTTGGTTGACGAGCAAGCCAAGGCAGATGCCGAAGCATTACGCCAATCAGGACTAGACAAACTAATCGCTCTTGGGCTAACCGAAGCTGAAGCCCTCGCCCTAGTCGGTGCATAATGCCAGTAACATCAACAGGCGTAACAGTAGGCACTTCAATAACCGCAGTATCAGGGCCATTCATTTCTAGCAAGGTTGTTTACTTGCAGTCCGGAACAGAAGGCGCTGCAACTTATGTCGGCGGTTCAGACGTATCGGCAAGCACCGGCATACTTCTAAGCGAAACTAACAACGCTGTATTTCAGACAAACGCAGACGATACCCTTTACTGCATTTCTGATACTGTCGGCGCTGTTGTCAAGGTAGTAGAAGTCAAATAGCTCATGGCAGAAGAAGGCACATCCGTACGCATAACTAACGTCCAAGTTTATGAAAAGCTTATGGAAGTTAATGAAAACCAGATAGAGATGTTTGCTGAGCTGCGTGGCTTAAAGTATCTGCCTGAAAAGGTTGCCAATATGGAAACTCGTTTGGCAAAGGTTGAGCTTATTGCTCGCCTTGTCTACGGTGTCTACGGCGCAACACTGGGAGCAGTGGCAGTCGGGTTAGTGAGTTTACTTCGTGGGTAAGAAATACAAGCCAAGGAAATCAAAGTGAGTCGCTTCTCTGACAGGACAGCCGATTGGCGTTTGGTTTATGACGCAAAATACATAACCTCGCACTACGGCGAGATGAGCAACTTTCGCAAAGCAAACGGTATGCAACCGCACTCAGGGACTGACTGGGCAAGACCTCGTGGCACACGCATTCCTGCAATCGCCAAGGGTACAATTCGGTTGATTCAGTTCTCGGACGTTCTTGGTTGGGTTGTCGTCCAGACAGCTATGGATAAAGACGGCGTTGTCTGGCATCTCGGATACTGCCACATGGATTCTAAGCCGGGCTACCGTGTCGGGCAAAAGCTACGCAAAGGTCAGACTGTAGGACTCTTAGGAAACAGTGGTAAAAGCTCAGGCCCTCACGTCCACGTCACCGCTTCCAAGACTCTCAAGGGCGTCTTCGGCGTAACGTCTGACAAGGTTGACGTTTACAAGCTAATCCTCGCTAATGTAAAGAAGCCTGTACGAGAGGTCTGCGAATGTTGCAAAAGACCCTTGTAAAAATGTTTGACGGTGTGTTCTTCTTGAAGGACGAGCCTGAGTCTGCAACTGGTGCAAGCTGGAAGTTCCGTCGCAAGCTAATCTTCGGTTCCTACCGACTCGGCTTTGCAATGATAATCTTCGGCTCACTGACGTTCCTTGTTGACCAATGGGGAGTCGGAGTAACTTTGATAACTGGCGGCGTATCGCTTATCTCAATCATCACGACGGCGTACACTGTAAGTGCATCGTGGCAAGACGGTAAAAACAATCAAGATTGGACCAATGGAGATGTTTAGTTTAGAATTCTGGCAGTTCGCGGGAGAACGCGCAATCAAGACCTTTGCTCAGGCAGGCGTCGCATTCTTAGGCGGCGGCACTGTAGGGCTGTTTACTGTTGACTGGATAGGGTTCTTCAGCATTGCTGCTGGCTCTGCCTTGCTGTCAATACTTACCTCAATTATTACAAAGAAGTAGCGCTTAGCTTTTTTCTCATCCGGTTGCGCTCTCTTGTGTTGACGCCACCCCAGATACCGTGCTGCTCGTTATTTATTAGTGCAAAATCTAAACAGAGCATCTTTACCGGGCAGTGACCGCAAAGCTTCGCAGCAGCGCTTCTGACGCCACCGTTGGCACCTTCTGGGAACCATGCGTCTGGGTCTGATTGCTGACACGCTGGTGCGCCTGTTTCTTTTATGCCGTCGGCTAATGCTGTGTGCGCTTGTTCTGAGTTCATGGTGAAACACTACTCAGCAGAGTGCAATAAAGCAAACTGGAAAGCGTGCTAGTATTGTGAGTACAAGGCCGCATAGTCCAATGGTAGAGACAGCCCCAATACGGGTTGAAGTCTAGGTTCGATTCCTAGTGCGACCCCTAAGCAAGGTATTAACACCGCACTGTCTTTTGAGCAATCAGGAGGTGGTGCGGTTGTCTTTAACTATCTTTCATCTGCCGATGTGCCGCCCCAAACGCCATGCCTCTGGTCAGTCTCGACAGCAAACTCAAAGCACTCGTTAATAATCGGGCATGAATGACACAAAGCCTTTGCAGCCTTAGTTGCTGCGGCTCGCAATTCAGTCGTGTCTAAATCTTCCGGGAAGAACAACGCTGGGACTCTTTCGCAAGGCACTCCACCTTCTTGGTGAATGCTTTGTAACAGTTTTATATACCTACTTGTAATCTGTCCGTTGCCCATAGTAATCTTCACAATACCAACAAAAGGAGATAAATATGGAATTCTACGCACCGGAAACGCTAAACGGAGCAAAGCTACTTGGCATATACCCTCCCGGAAGCCCTGAGTGGCACGCTGCGCGGTCTTTAGGCATTGGGGGTAGTGAAGTAGGCACCATACTTGGTCTAAACCCGTGGGAGAGCGCCTATGCTCTATGGGCTAAAAAGCTAAACCTAATACCGTCAGAGATAAAAGAGAACTGGGCAATTCGGTTCGGTAAAGCTTTTGAAGCGCCAATCCTTATGCTTTGGGCTGAGGAATACCCGGAGTGGGAAGTCTTTGAGACTGGCACATACGAAGATGAGCATTGCTCTTACAGAAGGGCCAACCCTGACGCTATTGCCAAGCACCGAGTTACTGGTGAGCTAATGGTTATTGAAGTCAAGACAGCTAGGACAACTTGGGATGACGTTCCTAGGGCTTACTTAGCTCAGGTGCAGCACTACATGGGCGTAACCAAAATAAAGAAAGGCATAATCGTTGCAGTTGCAGGAATGACTTGGAACGAATACGAAGTGCCTTACAACCAAGACATGATAGATGTGCAGAACACTGCCCTTGAGCGATTCTGGAATTCAGTCAAGACTGAGACAAAGCCTAACTGGGATGGCTCAGAAGCCACTTACAACGCTGTTAAATACATGAACCCTGACTTTGAGGGCGTAGAAGTCGAGCTAGGACCCCTTGGCGAAGAACTATATCGCGCTCAGATAGCAGCCGACGAGGGTTACAAGTACCTAATGTTGCTCAAATCAAGGACCTTAGATACTATGGGTTCTGCAAAGTGGGGAGTGGTAAACACTGTCCGGGTAGCATCACGACAACTCAGAGCCGGGTCCCCGTCTTTGATAGTAAACAAGAAAGCAAACCTATGAGTGAAGAAAGAGAATCAGAGCCTCTAGAGATAGGGCTTGGCAGCTACGTAGGACTCCGCAAAGGAGACACGCTAATCACCGGACTTATAAACGGTATGAAGCTTGCAGACGGAATCCTAGAGCGCATCTCGCTTGAAGAAATAGACCTGTGGTTCTACATGGACGCAGGTTGGGGATTTATAAAAACCGACGAAGAAACAGAGGATGAAGATGAAGTTTGATTTAAGCAAGTACAGCACAGTCGCAGAACGACTCGCTAAGTTTCACGCAGACCACGAAGATGGTCGAATTGTCACAGAGTGGATAAACGCAAACGAGTACACAGGATGGGACGCAAAGGACCCCAATGTAAAGCGCGTCTGGGTTATAAAGACCTCTTTGTACCTAACTGCTGGTGACCAAGCCAACGACCTGCCTAAAGCCACTGGACACGCATTTGAGATAGACGGTGGACCGGGTGCGAACCAGACCTCAGCAATGGAGAACTCGGAATCCTCAAGTCTTGGCAGAGCGCTAATGGTGATGGGTTACAGCATGAACAAAGACTCAAACACCTTGGCATCTAGGGAAGAAATGGAAAAGGTGCAGCGTGGAGTGGGCAGTGTCAAAACCTTCACAGACTACCCTAAGCCAAGTTTAAGAGACTATGAAGCAGAGGCATCTAAACTTACAGATGTAGACGGATTACGCTGGCTATACGCTCAAGCAAAGGGCGAAGGCGCGACTACCGATGTATTAGAAAGGCTGGCTGAACGTGCAAAATCTTTCAGTGCTGAAGGCGAAGATTCGGGAAACCGAGGAAGCGTATCACCTAGCAAGAAAGCTGGGGCGGCATGAGCTG